TGTCCGTACTGAGGCATCGCTTCGCCAACAGCGATGGGCACAGCAGCACCCACCGCGGCTTGTTTCATCAGTGCGCCGAGGCCAAGACCTTTAGCTGCACCGACACCAGACGCAGCAGAAAGTTCCGCAGCCGCGGGTGTCATTGCTGCGCCAACACCAGCAGTGCTAGCGCCGACACCACCTGCGCTACCCGCAAGGCCTGAACCGAGTGCAGCACCTGCACCGGCTTGACCAAGCCCAGCGCCCCAAAGTCCCATAAGACTACCAAGACCACCACCACCGGCACCAAGTCCGGCACCGATGAGTGCGCCTTTACCAACGTCCTTACCGCGCGCTGCTTGTACCGCAGCGCCAGATGCAGCGCCAACAAGACCCGCTTTAACGAGAAACGGTAACGCAGCTAATAGTGGAAGTGGCATGGCTTAGTTCTCCACGGGGTAGAGGATGCCTTCGCGTAACGCGATGGAGAGAATCCTTGGGTTGGTGACGCAGTCCGCAACGGGGAGTGTGCGTCCGATGAGAGAGCAGAAGGTGTGGCCTGTCCAATGCACCGTCCACGCCCAAGTGCGGAACGGGAGCTTGCGCCCGGCAACGCGGAGTTCTTCGTAAACCACGGCCTTTGCCATCGGCCAGAGGACTTTTGCAATGCGCGGGTGGTCGATGAGCCAATCGGCGAAGGGAGTGAATACCGCGAAGTAACCCTTCGCCGCGGGGTGGAAGCGCTTCGAGTCGGTGACAAGCTTATGCTTGATGACCTTGCGGAGCGTGCGATGATGACGCGACAAGCCAAGTTCGATAGCAGCGGTGCAGAGCACGCAGCCGCCAGTCTTCACCGGCTGGCTCTCGGGGATGAGACCGGCACCGGCTTGCGAGGACTGTGCGGCAGTCGTCCCAGACTGCGCTTCCTTTGCTTGCGAAAGGAGTTGGCTGAGCCCGGTCGTCGTCCCGCTTGTATTCGTTGTCTGACCGACACCGTATGGTTGGGCAGCCTGTGCGAGTGCAGTGAGACCAGTCGACGTCCCACCAGCAAGCTGCTGACTCGCAGCGAGACGTTGATTGAGGTTGTTGCGACCGATGTCAGCAGCGGCGCTACCGGCGGCACGACCACGCGCTTCGTCACCCACGCCTTGCATTCCGGGTCCGCTGAGAGAGCGACGAACACCGGCGTCGAGTTGCTGTGAGAACCCCGTGCCGCCGTTATTCATCACATCTTGCAACCAGCTTGTGCGTGCGGCGTCGGTCGCCGTCGCCCCACCAGCTTGATCGCGGAGAAGTTGACCGAAACCGTAAACATCGTTCGGCGTGACGGTTGAAGTGCCCTGTGTCGACTGCTGTTGCTGTTGTGTCGACTGTTGCTCCGTTTGGCCAGTCGTCTGAAACGCACCGGCCTGCGTAGCATTCTGTGTTTGATTGTAATTCGAATCACTCCCGACGTAAGGCTGCGGAGCCTGCGTGAAGGGCGGGAGTTGTCCGGGAACTGCGGTAGGGCTGCCAGCGCCGGACGCTTGCATTGCAGCGAACTTCTCTTGGTCGCCGGGGGACGTAGCGATATGCGCGCGCATCCACTCTTCAGGAGAGCGCGTGTCACCGCTTGCGCGGACACGTTCATACTCCTGCTGAAATGCAGGTTCCGACTGGAAGTATTGCAGATATGGGTTCATGTAATTTCCATTTTGAACACGCGATAAGCGTGCGTAAGATTTTCCCACTCAGCACCGAATACATGCATCGGCCTGCCGGACTTGCGGCATGTTGTGACGAAGTAACGTCGTATGTTGTTTTGGGAACAGAAAGTGTTGAAGGAAGTTTGAAGCACACGGATTGCGTGGGCGAAGCCGGGTTCGTGAAAGTAGATGGAAATGTCGAACTCACGTTCCGCAGAGAAAAATGGGGTGGCTTCGTGAGCGACGATGAAAGCGACCGGGAGGTTGCCGTCACACGCGATGGCAATGTATGCGCTATCAGTCTGCTTTGCCAGACGAAAGAGAGTTTTACGATAGCCGTCAATGGACAACGGGAAGCGCAGGTGGTGGGAAACCTGCGCAATTCCAGCGGACAGGAAAGTCCAATGGCGCACGATGTCGTTAACGGAGGTGAGACGGATGATCGTCATATTAAACGATTCCAGTGATAATCCCACCGTTAATAGAGATGCCGGTATGTACACCAACGACGAAGGTGTCTGTGATACCCGTGTTGCCGTTACATTCGAACTTCGTATTAGCGATGACATTCGCACCGGTGATGTTGTTGAACGAGACATTGTCGCTCGTACCCAGGTTCTGGTTGATAGTATACGCAGTAATGTTGGATGCAGTACCGGAGATGTTTGTCTGATCGCCCGTATTCGTACCCGACGATGAACCACTGAAGTTGCTCGACGAGAATGCACCGCCGTTGGCTGTGATAGTACCGTTGACTGTGAGACCTCGTGTAGAGCCGGTAAACCGTGCGACGAGATTGTTCTTGCCGTCGTAAACTGCTGTGTCGCGATACTGCGTCGTCCCACCGAGGTAGCCGTCGAAGTTGAATCGTACTTCCGCGAGGGCGTTGGTAATGACTTCATTTAGTTGATTCGTCTTCAAAACGAAATTCGCAAAGAAACACTGGCCCGACCCTGTGATAGCACCACTTTCGCTCACGCGAAACGGCGCGATAGCACGGTTGGCGAAGGTGTTACCAGCCCAGAAACGAATGTCGTCGCCACCTGTTACTGTCGACGCGATGCCGGAAGAGTTGATGCTGTCGCGGATGTAATCCGAACCAATATCGAACCCACCGATAGTGCCGGAGGTTGCGGTGATAGAACCGGTGATGGATAGGGTGGTACCATTCCACAAGAGCTTGCTACCGGCGGAGTCACCGATGAAGAATTTATACACGCCAGCGTCATACCCCATCCACCAACCAGAGCCCGAGTTGTAGGCTGTCGCACCACCACGAATGAAGCCAGAGGTATCGAGGGTGATGTTACCCGCGGTGAGAGTACCCATATTCGCCGTGATGGCGGAGAGTTCAGAGACGCTGAGTTTATCCGCAGTAATCGTACCCGCTACGATATGCCGTGCGAGGATGCTGTCAATCTGCAACTGACTCTGTCCGACACTGTTCGGCATGAGCGCGACTTCGCGGAGTTGCATCTGCGCGGTGCGAAGCTGCGCGTATAGCGGGTCGAGGAATTCAAACACGTTCACCACCGGATTCACGTATGAAAACGGTGACTGCGGACGTGGAGAAGCGGTATACGTACGCGACGCTGGACCGGTCCCCGCAGCTTGACCAAGCGATGCGAAATTGTCTCCAATCGCGGCAAAGCGTTCGTTAAGCTCTTCCAACAACTCCGCTTGATTCTGCGGAGGTTCGATGTCGAGAATCGGTCTCACCGTTGACGGCCTCCATTTTCACCTTCGATGATGTCACCCCAGCCGTTGAGTACACAGCCAACGGGCTTCGAGCCTGTAAAGACGAAACGGAAGCGGAAGACGCGTCCGGCTTTACGCGGTGCAGAGAGCATGGAAGTCGATCCAATGCCCGTCCACGTCCCACCCGTAGCAAAAGCAACTGCGGTCGAAATTAGCGCACGGATGGCATGGGTCATAACGATGCCAGTGACACCTGAATCCCACCCGGCGTCGAGGAAGAGAGAGTCGGTTTCTTTCTGCACGTAAAGATCGCGGTAGAAGAGGTCGTTCGTTTCGATGAGTGGTTGGGTGTAACTCGTATTCGCTTTGTCGTCAAGGAGTATAGCAGAAAGAGATTCACCAGAGACATACTCGAAATTCACCTTGCCCACACCACCAAACAACGAACGGGAGGTGGAATTATACACGCGTCCGACCACACGTGGCTTATTCGCAGTCTCATACGGTAGATTGCGGAAAGTCCAACGACCGAACTTCTCGGAATACACAATCATCTTACCCTGGCCTGTGGAGGTCCAGTAAATCCATGACACTTCGCCACGGAATTGGTCGTAGTAGCCGAAGACGGACTCCGAATCCGAATCGCTCGGGTCGAGCGGAAGGACTTCCCCGAAGAACTTCTCGTAGATTTCATTACCGATAGCGCGCGGTTGCACACCGTCAAAGAAGTAGAAATTCGTACGCCCGATGAAGTAATGCCCGGTGGGGGTGACAACGAGTCCGTTATGATAGATGCTACCAACGCTGAAGCGCGGAAGAATCTGCATGACATTCGGAAGTCCGACGTAATCCATCGAGGACATACCGTCAGCGGTGTAAACCCAACACGCCTGCTGGAGCTTGGCAAGACCGGTGATACCGTAGTTCACCTGCTCAGGGTAGGTGTTATACGGCATGTTGTACGTGCCAGCTTCGTTTACGTCCGTCGAATAGAACGCATCGGGATTGTTAAGGTCCGACCAGCCGAGCTTGAAAGGTGTCGTTGTGGCATCGTATGGGTCTTGCACGCCGGAGACCGCATGATACGTCCCTTCGGCGAATTGCGAAATGACGAGGTGATTCTGATACACCACCGCGTGCTTACCATACACTCGCTTATACCCTACATTCGTGATGAATCCGTCACGCACCCGCATGACATTTCGTCCGATGCCGCCCATATACACGTCCGTGTTATATGGCGCGGGCGAGTAAGCGAAATTCTTCGTCGACGTGATGCTCGCGGAGTATGGAAGCGTTTCCGTGCGTGTCCAACGCCAGACATCAGCAGGGGTGTAACCTGTCGTTTCGAGAAAGTCGAGCTTGAGACCATTCGCGCCAATAGCAACGTCTCGTCCGACAGACACGCCGCTTGTCCATGCACCGCCGTTGCGATTCCAACGAAAGGTGTTAACGGTTTGAATTTCAACTTCGATGTAATCGCCGGATGCGGCAAAGTCGGTGGAGTTGAAACCGTAGAGCAGAAGTTGTCCGAAGGCAGTCGAGTTATTCGGCACCTTCGTTTGCGTGATCGCAGGAATCAGCGTCTGCGTGGCAAGGTCCGTGGTGCAATACCGTGCCGTCTGCTCGTTGAGGATGAGATACCGTAGCGTCGCCGCGGCCGTACGTGCGATGTCGATATACCGCACCGCGCTCGCCGTCTCGCTCGCCAACGTCGACAGCGTCAACTTGCTGATAATCGGAGCGAACTGCTCCAACCGCCCAACGAGCGGACGCATTTGCAGCAGGTCGTAGAATGAGTCCGGCGACGTAACATGCGGGGCACCAACACGGTCCACACCACCATTCGGAATGCGAGTGTAGTAATGCGTTCCCACGTTAGTTGAGGTTGGACTGTTCGCCCATGTTTGCTGTCTGGCCGTCGAAGGAAAGCACGGACTCCCAAGCACGGCGCATGAGCATGGTGTCGATAGCAAACTTCTCAGAGTCCTTGAGGTAGGTGTTCAACGCCATGACGGTAGCCATACGGAACCAGTCGGTGAAATAGGTGAGGAAGATGTCAGGGGATTCAGAACCCGTGAGATCGTCGAGCCACTGAATACCGACAAGCTTGTAATTCGAGGATGTGGTCGAGGTGCCGGTGATATACAGCTTCGTACCGATGGCGTAGCCCATCATGTTCTGCACCCACAGCGACTGCTGATTCGCAATTAACGGGAAATTACCATTCAGCACCGGCAACTCGCGCTTAAGGTCACCGGAAGTGTTGAATTGAATACGGGCAGTACGAAGATAGCACGTCGCAGCGTCAATAGTCTGCGGAGAGTATTGCCAAATTTCGTCGATACGACGCATGAGGATTGCCGTGGCCCCACCCGGCGTCGTCTTACACCCCGTCGCCCAGTTCGCGCCAGCCGCGCTCGTCGCAAGATACGCATCCTCCGTCCGTAACAACTCAAAAGCATGATCACGCTGCGCAGCACGCCGGGCGTCGTTCATCGCTTGCAGAAGGTAGTCGAAGCCAGAGACGGTGAAACTTCCAGCATCTCGATTCAACCACCCTTCAACGAAAGTCTTGAAATTTGCGATTGTCATATACTTGTACCGGCAAAGCCCGGTGCCGTCCCGTAACAGGACAACACCGGGCAGAGCCTTCGAGAGAACGTCGATGGTTTAGTTCGACTTCTCGCCACCCAGCTTACCCTTGACGGCGGTCTTTGCAGACGCCGACGGGGCAAAGGGCTGGATGTTATTCTCACCAGAGATGGAATCCTTGGCACCCGGTTTGAGTTGCGGGTTGTCGCAGGGATTCACACCTTTCAGTGAGGTGGGGTTGATCTTGAATACGTCTGTGTGACGGTCCATGTTGGTTGTGGGTTGATGGTTGAGGTTTACGCCGGAAGGCCCCAACATTCGACAACCAGCGTGCCGGTGACATCGCCAGGGATGCCACGCGTAGCGTCGGTCGCGTTCGTCGGGTCGCCGATGTAGAGGTTGGTGCCGTCGGTGAAGCACCAGACAACGCGCTTTTGCGCGCTGCCGTCGGTGAAGAGGCAGCAGACGGCCCCGTACATGTACCCAGACTTGAAGCCCAGGGCAGTGACGGGGATTTTATTCGACGCGCCGCCCGCAGCCGTAAGGCTGAGGGTGAGGTTGCGCCGAACGTTCTGCGTCTTCCCGTTCTTGTCGCCAACTTCGTACCAGAAGTTGACCGTGGGTGTGCCTGAATAGTCGGCCATGTAATGGTCCTCCTATGTTAAGCCGCCCAGTCGGTCACATTCTGAATGTACATCGACGATTCGGGGGAGTTGTACTCGAGACCCATCTCCGTGAGCCAGCCGTCCTCGACGAAGTCAGCGTTGTTCGGCTGGAGGTTCTTGCGGAGGGTGGTGTCGCGACCGGCGAGCGGACGGTATTTCACGCACGTCACGTCAACGAACATCATGTTGTACAGGAGCGTGCTGTTCAGGTTGAACAGCGGGTGCGTCTTGTAGTACACGGTGCCGAACGAGGTCAGGTGAGCGACGACCTTCATGCCGAAGGTATTCTCAGCGGGCATCATCGACTGGAAGACCTGCTTGCCAGCGTACATCTCGGCGAGCACCTGAAGCGCACCGTTGCCGAGCAAGCAGAGGATTTCGTTCTGCTTGTTGCGGTTGAAACGGAAGACGCGTTCGAGGTACTTGTTGTACTGCTTCGCGGACAGGATGCCCGAGGAGTTGACGATGATGCGCTTGTTGTCGTCGGTGTCGGCCGAGGCGGAGGTGTTCTCGTATGTCGAACCGGCTTCCCACAGGCGGAGGAAGTAGAGCAGGCCACCCGTGAAGCGGGTGACGTTCGTGGCGGAGGCCACACGCTCGTACTTCTCGCCGAAGATGGCGGTGTATTCCATGTCACGGTTGTGATTGATGGAGTACTCCTTCGCCATGTCGGGATCAACGCCGCGGGTGTCGTACCACACGCTCGTCTTCCCGGCGGTGCCGGTGATCTGCCAGTTGGCAGTGAAGATTTGCGTGTAGTTGGTGACGGACACCGGCGGGTTGTAGATTTCCAGCGTCGACAGCGCAGCCGAAGAGGAGACGCTCTGAGCGCCTTCCGCCTGAGCGGAACCGATGACGAGGATTTCGTTGCCCGTGGTAGCGGCGTCGTAGTCAACGTTGGCGGCCGGAGCCTTGACGCAGACGAAGGCAATTCGATTGTTCGAAGCGTCGACGTAGGTCACGAGACCCTGGATTTCCTCGTTGGCGGCAGAAGCGTTGATGATGAGCGCCTTGAAGACGTGACCAACGCGGAATTGCACGGTGCCAGAGGAGGCAACCTTGACGCCATACTGAGAACCCTGCGCCATCGCAAAGTTCGAAGCGGCAGCCGCCCAGGTGAGGAAGTCGGAGGAGACCGACGCGTAGAACGAGATGGTGGACGAGATGTACGCCATCGTGGTGCGTTGCTGCACCATGCGCTTCTCGTACCACTTGAACTCGGGATCGTTGGTGACCTCTTCCTTCATCAGCGACAAAAGGCCGATGAGCGGAGCAGAGCCGTTCGGGTACATGTAGAACACCGAACGACGGACGTTTTTCGGACGCTGAGAGGAAACCTGCTCAGTCGTCATGAGACCAAGAATGGCCATGATAGTAGGGAGTTAGTTGTTACGGGGAGTACGTCCCCGCGCGGGGCGTCAGCGGGCGTCGGAGCCGAATACAGATTCGACGTCCGATTTTTGCTGCGGTTGCCCAGTTCCTGACCGCCCTGCGGACGAAGCCGCGGACATTTCGCGCTGAGGTGCCGCCGCAACAGCGGACGACGCACCTTTACCGGGCGCAGCACCAGCAGCACCGCGGAGGCGGGTGATGGTTTTGCGAACGGCGTCAGCGACCAGTTTCATACCCTCTTCGGGTGAAGAAATTTTGATTTGGCCGGATTTCACGCGGGCAGCAAATTCAGTGCCCATAGCGTCGACGAGTTCACGCTCGTCCTTGAGGTCCGGGTTGGCAGTGAAGAAGGTGTCGTACATCTTCTTTTCCTGCTGTGAGTTGTATTCCTGCTTCCACGTGTTGATGTGGGGTTCGAACTCTTCACGAAGCTTGCCGATGTCGGCACCAAGAGCGTCCTTGGCGATGAGAGCACCGGAGCGGACGGCTTGAAGGAGGAGGTTCTGCATGGCTTGCGCACCCTTGGCAGGGTCCGCGTCGAGGATACGTTGCATGACCTCGGCGTTGACAGTCGGGATGCCGTATTTCTTGTTGAACTCCTCGACGGAGATTTCTTTGGGTGCGGCTGCGGCAGCGGCAGGGGCGGGTTCGCCCTTGCGGGCACCAGCGACAGCGGCGGAGACAACCTGTTCGAGGACAGCGGGGTCGATGCCGCCGGTTTTCGGAGCTTCGGGAGTGGCAGCGGCAGCGGGTGCAGCAGCTTGCGCGGGTGCGGGAGTCGCAGCGGCGGGCTGGGCAGACGCTTGAGTGTCTGTCTTTTCTTTGTGCTCGGGTTTCTGATCACCGCCTTGAGCGGTGAGCACTGCAGAGAACTCCTTGTCTCCACGGTTTTCGAGCGATTGGACTGGGTTTGCGCCCTGCTGAGGAACAGCGGACGGTGTGGCTTCGGTGGACATGACTATTGTTTGGGTTGGTTGTTTGACTCCTCTTGGTCCCGACGAACAGCGTCGGCAAGATCGGTAAGTTTTTCGTTGATGTAAACTTGGGCGTAAGAGAAGCCGACGGCAGCACCGGCTTGTCGGTCTTGCGTGGCACGGATGAGTGACATCTCCATGATGTGGCCGTCAGCGTAGCGGTAGCTCAGTGGATGATTGTTGGACTCACGGCTGGCCGTTTCCGCTTTGGTTTTGAGGAGGCTGAGCAGCTCCTTGGTTTCTGGCAGCTCCACCCAACGCGAGAAGCTCTCCAGCGCGTTGCGGAGTGAGGTTGAATCGTTCGACATTTTTAACTCCCATTAGTTCTAGCCACTCCTCGAAGAGAGGTTTTGGGTCTTTGCCGAGTGCAAAGATTGCCATAGGACTCTTGACGAGAATGTCGCCGGCTTGTGCGAGTGCAGCAGCCATTGCCATTCGTTGCGAGGGTAGAGTGGCGTCGAAGATGAGAAAGTCGTACGTGCCTACGAGCATCGAACGGTCGACGGGGAGGAAGGACTGCACAGCGGGCTGCACGAGCGGGTCCATCGTGGGTTGGGATTCGAGGACGTAACGCTGAATGCCAACGATGTTGACGAGTTGCTGTGCGTCGAGACCCTGCTGGAGGTTTTGCAAGGATTTGTCGCCAAGAGGTGCGAGTGCCATTTCCCAAAGACCTTTGACAGGGAGGACTGCACGAGCGGAAGAGTTGGCGATAACGTTGCCCATTTCACGCGCGGAGCGTCGACCTTCGGCGGGCTGGCCCTGGAGAGTCTCGGAGAGGCCGGTAGCGTCTTCGGAGAAGTTTTTGACGACGGACATGTCGGTGATGTGGCCGACGGTGACATCCTGCACGTTGAGTTGCTTGACGTAGGAATCGATGGACATGCCCTCGGGGACGGTGCTCTTGAGTCGGAGGACCGGATTGCGGTCCTTGAGGTCTTGCATCTCGATGTTCCGCGGGTCGACAACAAGCATGTTGTTCATGACCTTGCGGACATTCGTAACGCGAGAGTTCATCAGCCAATCGAGCACGTCCTGCATCGGGCCGATGAGTTCGGCGATGCCGTAGTTGATGACGCGGTTTTGGTCGTTGAAGAATTGGGCCGCGTCGTAGAGGAATTCGTTGTGGTTGTAACCGGACTCTTCGATACGGATGATGCGAGAGTCATTTGCAATCCAGATGAGGCAGATGATGTCGTGGTCGCATTTGGGGTTGAGATAAATGTCCTGCCCACCAGCGGTCTTACCGATGACAAGCTTTGACGGATTGCAGCGGTATTCGACCTCGGTGATGATACAGTATGCAGCCGCATCCTTCGGCGAGACGAGGGGGTTGAACGCAGCGTTGGTATTCGTCTGCGTCGTGTTATTCATGTAGATTGTCCGACGGTCACGATAATTATTATCCGGCAGCCGTGGGATGTCTTCAACGCCAGCGGTGATTCCTTGGCGTTCCATTTTTTGAAGTTCCATGAAGGAGTACTCACGCTCGTCAGCGCAGAACTCACCGTCACGGTAGCGAGTCATGGGGAGGCGTGTGTCCGGGAACCAGCGATAAGGCGACATGACCTCGATTTGATTGCCAAGGTACTTCGTCTTCTCTTCATAAGCCTCAACCATTGGAGGCTGCACAGGAGCAGGTGCGTTCGGATCCTGCACAAAGTCAGGGTCTGGAACCATCTTGTACACCGGAACGGTCTCCCGACGCCACTGGGTCTTGAAGATGCCAAGACCGAAGCGAGCGACATCCGTGAGGAATTGGGGGAGGAGGACGCCGCAGAATTTGTTGTGCACGAGGTCGCGTTGGAGAACAGCCTGCGCGAGCTTCGCCGCACGTATATCCTCCGTACCCGTACCACCCAACTCGTAGAAGAAATCCTTCGACGTGAGCATCATCGTTGTATACGCGACGAAGGTCTGACACTGCGACTGCGTGAGCGGAACGAAGACCTTAGAAGGCTCGTTGCGTTTCACCGCCGCACGATCGTCCGCATCCATGCCACGCTCACCACGATACACCTGATCGTTACGGTCCCAGCGCGGGTAGTAGTCCTTCATCACGCTACGAGACATATCGACAAGCCCATAGAGCTTCTGACGAAGGTCTTGCAGCTGCTGATTCTGTTGCTTCTCCGCTAGGAGCGCAGCAACGTTGGATTTCATTGGCATGGGAGAGTGTGGTCCTGAAGTGGGACGAAACGGGAGGTTATTTGTGTGTGATGAAGTCTTTCAGCCAGACGACGGCGACGCCAAAGAAGGCGATGAGAGATGACCAGAGGACGAGTTTGCGGTCGTGGGCCTCGACTTGTTCTTCAATGTCTGTCAGACGTTTGATGAGTCCGCGTGGAGCGTAGGCACTACCGACAAGGGCGTTGTGGATTTCGCCGACCTGTTTGCGCAGGGTGACAAAGTGGGCTGCCATCTCTTCAGCCGTGATGTTGGGAATGGGAGACTCATTGTTGGCGAGCGGAATCCTGCCAAACTCGTCGTCCTGCTGTGGGCGATTGGGTTGGGCGGGCATGATGTCAAAAGTTGTCAGGTGAGACCCAGTTGGCGTAACGACGCAGACCGCGCGCGAGGGTGTAGCGTATCGGCTTCCAGATGTAACGAATGCCGATGATGACGGAGAGTTGGATGAGAAGGAGTGCGGCCCAGTCGATGAGAACGTTTTTCATGATGTGGGGGATTGAGGTTTACGTTGAAGGGCATCAGGGATGCCGTCACCGTTGGCGTCCCACTCGGCACGTTTGTAACCGAGAATGACTGCACCGGCAACGACAAGTACAAGTACCCAAAGCCAAGTCGGAATTTCTGCAAGTTTCCACGAGGCAAAAGCGAGAGCGGACGCAAGGAGCAGTGCATTACCGGCCGTTGGCCACTCTTTAAGAGCGATACGTGCGATGAGGCCCAATGCACCACAAATCATGGAAGCGTAGAGGAGGACGCGGCGGTCTTCAACGTCGATGCGATGTTTGGCAACGGTGGTGTCGATAGTACCAGTCGAGGCGGTGTCTTTCTTGTCAGTAGTAGTCACGCGCGTGGGTGCGGGAAAGGTCCACTTAACGATGCGGTACTCGGGAATCGTCGGGGTGGTGTTCGTTGCAGGAACAGCGGCGTGGGTCTCGACGGTCATGGTGCTACCGGCCGGGGCGTCGAAGGTGGTGGTGTCGGTGTCGGAGGTAACGACAGCGGGGGTGCCGGCGTCGCGGTGGCCGATAGCGGTGGGGCCGCCAGGGATACCGGCCTTCGGCATGCGTATCAAAGAACACCCTGTGCAGAGAAGCACGAGGGAAAGGGTCCACGCACAGCGTAGAAGCGTATGCGTGGAGGAGGTCATGACATTCCGGGACCGGAGAAGCGGTCGGAGGATGCTGACGAGTTTTTCATGCTCGCGAAAGCGTCTCCGGCCTTGCCGTAACGCTCTTCGATAGCACGATCCATAGCATTCTCGTTCGGCGTGGAACCGGGGAGGTTCTTGGCACCGGACGGGAGGGTGCACTCCTTGGGAGGGAGGGCAGAGCAGCAGTCGTCGTCGCTCATTAGGACGTGGCGGCAGGGGTAGCGATGGTACCCGCACCGATGATGTTGCCGGTGATGACTTGGCGCTTCTTCGCCTGCGCTGTGTCCCGGTCCCACGTGCCTTGCGCTTCCTGTTGATTGGGTGAGCCCATGATAGTAGATGAGTTTGAGTTGCGGTGAGTGGTCTATGGACGAGGAAACGCCCTATTCGAGACCGAGGAGAGTGATGAGGAGAACGGAGTGTTTGTTGATCGCGACGTGCTTCTCGTCGATGGCGTGGCGGAAGGCAACGCGAGCGGCGTCACGTTCGCGGTCGGTGAGAGAGACTTCGTCGGGGAGGACGACGCTGCCCCACTGGAGGACTTCTTGGTCGGTGACACAGTCCTTGGGGATGTAGACGTCGGGAAGCTTGTCCATGATGGACGCGCCGGCAATGAAGTCGGAGATGCCTTTGGTCCATTTCGGATTGTTCACGGCAGCGCGAAGGTAGACGGCCGCGAGTTGCGTGAGGCCGGTGAGTTTATGCGTGTGTGGTACGTTGGTAGTCATAGTATTGTATCTTCCACATCGGCAGGTTCTAGACGAGACCAATTAGCCTCCGTATCTTCGATAATGGTAAGTGTTTGATCCGTTGTCGGATCTCCGAAGAGGTCAATGAGACACGATGACCATAAAACACCAAAAGCGTTGTCGTTGGTGTAAATACCGGACCATTCACTGGCGCGTGAATGGTCGCGCTCGCAAAGATACTCCATAATGAGTTGATCGACGATTTCCGCGTGTTCGGCTGAATCGCAGAGGAGGAAAGTTTGGGGAGAGGACATTGAGTTGGTTATGCGGCAATCTTCCACTTACGAGCGAGGTAGAGGATGATGCGGTCTTGGGTGACGGTGTCGTGGGCACCGGAGAAGACGAGCACCTCGCTGGCGGTGATGTTGGCGGGGGCGGTGCCGTCCGCAGCGGAACCCAGCGTGAATCCACCAGCCGCGCCAGTTGTGGAGCTTGAGGCAATGGCGGCTGCCCTATTTACCCGAGTAGAGGAACTTGCTCCATCGAAGATGGCTGATACAATGCCATTAGTTGCAAGAGCCAAGCCGCTGTTGGTCCCTAGGCCAGAAGTATCATTTGATAGCCTTGGAGTTGTGTTGAATTGAAATAGGCGAAGTCTAACGTCTGTCGCTGTGGCGTTTGATCCATAAATGTAATCACCAATCGTCCACGTCACCTGACTCCCCACAAAGTAAACCGTCTCCGGCTGTGCCAGCGAGAACGCCGCCGCCTTCAAGTAATTATTGGAGCCGTCAAAATACAGTGTGGAGCGGGTGACGATGGTGGCACCGCCGTTGATCGTCCAGACTTCGCCGGTAGAGGCGGTGAACGTGTTGCTGGAGGAATACGTTCCGGGGCTGAACAAGATGCTGTCGGCACCTCCGATGGTTTTGCGCATCGCCGCATAGAGCACGAAACCATTAAGACGGTCGATAGTTCCGCTGTTGCGAGAACCGATCTCCGTCACCGAGGTGCTGTCGAAAATAGAACTGCCTGCGCCTGCCGTAACGCTGGAAAGCAGTGTCCAGCTCGTCGGCTCCGTGTCGCTGTCGACGGCGTGATAAAAGTTGCCGGCGCCGGAACTGCCCAGCCAAGTAACCTTGATCCAGCACGGCACATTATCACCGTAAGGTAGGGCAGAACCGGAACTCACATCGAAGTTGCTCGCGACAGAACCGGACGAGGAAATGGTCAGATAAGGGACTCCGGTCGAGCTAAGGCGGAAGGTGTAGCTGAGAAACGTATCGACGCCGGAATACTTACACATGATGGCCTGACTGGAGCCAGTGCTGTAATCGCGCAGATTAATGCGTGCCACGATCTCAATTTGCGTGGTAGGTGACGAAGCAGCCGAATCCGGAGTGCTGAAGTAGTTTCCAGACACCCCGTTCAAATACCCGTAATTCGTCCCGCTCCACGGCAGGTAAACCTGCTGCGAGGCCGCCATGCCTTGGTAGAGGTCACGTGCTCCCGAGATTCGCGCCCCAGTGGCTCCGCTGGTGTTGATCGTGACGGTGGCGGCGTTGCTGGAGGATTCGGTGAAGCTGGTGGCGAGCTTGGCGGCGGTGGCGAAGTTGGCGTCGAATACGAGCGTGCCGGCACCGTCATAGCCGTTGTAGATGCGAGCCCGATAGATTTTCCCAGTGAACAACTCGGCGCCATCGCTCCTCGCTCCTACCGCAAGAACCGCTGTGTTGTCGAATACACTCACGGCGCCAGCGGTGGTTATCGTCGATCCAAGCTGCGTCCAGGTAACACCATCTGGCGATGTATAAAACTTGGCCACATGGTTGCCTGATCCATCGTTCACATCCAGCGTTCCACGAACCCACACCTTAGCGAAGTTTGTATCTGGCAAAGTCGCGCTTGATGTCATCGCAAATCCGGCTGTTCCGTCCACTGAATACCATATGCTAATTGTTCCAGTGGTATTGAGTTGTAGCATGTAGCCGCGCTGGTTTCCGGCGCTGCTGTATTTTGCAATCAGTTCTTGCTGACCAGAGGGCCGGTAGGTGTCTGCGGCAATTTCTGCGTCAAGCGTGTAGTCGGCCGTTATAGACAATGCCGCCGAATCCGGCGCACTCACATAATTCCCCGCCACCCCATTCAGACACAGCACGTTGGTGGAGCTGTTACCGGACTTGTCGGACGCAAGATTAGTTCTGTTCGACCCGTCGACAACCAATGACGATAGATCGTTTGTATCCAGCCACAGCTCAAGTCCGGGGAGTTGTAACGGCGAGTGCAGCCCACCCATGAGGAAGGGATTGAACCCATTCCACATTGGTGATATGGGAGCAGCGCGTACGAGAGTGTCGTTACTAGTAGGCATGGACGAACGTTTCGATTACGGCCCTTCGTGAATCCAGACGGAGAGTGTTGCCGCAACGGCAAAGGTAGGTTGATCCACCCAGAGGTAGATGTACGGGCCGGAGAGGGGTTCCAGGAGCGAGGTACGTGAGTAGACAGCATCGGCCGCATTATTCGGTAGCATCTCCATGAAACGTGCGGTGCGTTTAAGAATCGCAGGTGCGGTGGACGCGGTGATTGATGCGTTGTAGCAGGCGAAACGGAGAAGGGTGCGGTCGGTGAGTGTATACGAGCCAGCACCGTTTGTGATAACGGCCTCGACAAAGAAGCGGTCAGTGATAGATTGCGGCGTAAGCCGGATGGCAAAAAGATCGGTACCTTTATTTGTCGATGTGCCGATGGACTGCGCGTCGATTACTTTTGTGGATGTCATGGTGATAACACGAACAAGTGACTATTGAATAGGTGAGAGGTCTGCAACTGGCATGGCCTCGTCGGGGATGGGAAACCCTGCGGCGCGATCGGGGTCGAACCAGCGGGTAGGAGTGATGAGAAGGCGACGGAGATTTTCCATCATGTGGTCGTTTTCGTCGACAGGACGACCGGTTTCGGGGTCGTAGCGGTAGCGACCGAATTCCCAGAGCGTGCGCCGCGCGGTGGGGGTGAAGAAGACGGTGCGTTCCTTGAGGCGGGACTTGGTGATGAGGATGCCAGAGTCCATATCCTTCGACGCTTTCGATGCCGGAAGACCATGCTTGGCGAAGTAGGAGGCGATGGGAGCGCGTTTGGTCGCGGGGTCGGCAATCCACGCAGCAGGTTCGACTTTAAGAGAACCCAGGAAGCAGCCGGTGAGTTTGATGTACTCGTTAATCATCTCACAGAGGGTGTCAGCGTCGCAGGCTTTGAAGATGTCGTAGCACACAATCGGAATCTCCGACGGGCCAACGGCTGCGAAGGTGACGGCGTGCGGGGTCACGGGGTGCGTATCCACGCGTACGTGAAGGATACAAGACTTGGCAGGTAGGTGAAAGTCGCGCCAGCCCGTGGGGATAGTTTTGAGTACGTGTACGTCCCGGCGGAACTCTTTGTAGACAAGCCCTGATAGTTCGAGAGGATGTCCATGCAGACGGCAGCTTCGCTCGTCCTCGGTGAGGTCCGCAGCGAAGTCGGCGATGGCTTGGTCTGTAAGATGGGGATTGTCATACATCGTGGCTTCGACAGCGAAGCGGTCACGGAAAGGCTTGAGGTCTTCATCGGCGACCTCGGCAGAGGGGTCGGGGTTGAACTTGTCGTAAATCCACATCTCTTCAAGGGCGGTGAGTCCGAAGTCGGCTTGACCCTGGCGGTCGACGAGGCCGCGGGAGAGACCTTTCCAGAGTTGGATAGGACCGGGTTCGTCGAAGGAGACGCGGTCGTAGTCGGAGGACTCTGCCACGAGGTGGTCGCGCTTGTATGCGTCGACAGACATGAAGTTGATGATGGCACCCTTGCGTGGGCCAGAGATGATGTGGATTTCCGAGATGACGCCGGCGTGGTTGGTGTAGCCTTTGGCGACGCCTTTCGGGAGGAATTTCCAGATTTTACCAGGACGGTCAGCCGCTTGAGAGGTCCAGATTTCGTCAACCTTGTTCCAGTTCGCACAGACGACAAGCTGCTTCGTGGGCCACGGCGGGATGCCCTGTCGGACGAGAGGGTGCTCGCCGCCGACGGGGTCGCCTGTGTGAACGTCGACGAGGATGCGCTTGCGCTCGGTGCCGTCGGCATTGTACGACATGCCGTAGATCGGAAAGGAGTAGCGGTACCATGTGCGCTCGCCGATAGCCCACGCGGCGGTCTCGGCGCCGTTACCGTCGGACTTGCCGGTACGATTACCAGCGAAGAACCCGCGACGTTTGTTCGGTGCGGAGTGGAAAAGATGCTGCTTTGCGTGCGGACGGTAGAAAGCGATACCGTTGTCCCGCGCGAGCGAGAGCAGACGCTGCTGCGCGGCGAGCGTTTCTTGGAGCAGTTCGACTGTGTCCGTGTCAGTTTGCACCGGAGAATGTGATGCCACGCGAGGCAAGGATTTCATTGTTGCGGTTGATTTGCTCCTGCAACTTGTTGACGTCGGTGGTGGAGACGTTAAGGGAAGCGTCGACCTTCGACTCAGTCTTCGCGACGGACTTACCGAGGAAGCGGTCGAGGAGTTCCTTGCCTGCGGCAAGTTTGACTGCGTCGGACTCACCGTTGTCGCGGAGGTTCTTGATACGTTCGAGAGGCGGGAGGACCTCACCGTCGAGGAAGGCGTTCACCGCGTCTTTCCCCATCTCAGTGGAGAGTGCGCAGAAGGCTTTGACGAACCAGGGTTGGCGGCAAACCTGTCCAACAGTCACCTCAGAATACTGCATCATCGCAGCAATTTCCTTGTTGTTATACCCCTGTAACTTATACCAAAGCATGAGCCGGTGTGTCGGTTGCTCACTCTTATAATGCTTAATTGAAGTTACTGAACCATAAAGCGTGCCCAGTTGTTCTTCAGACACCACTGGTGCTCCCACCTCATTATAGCGCGGATCAATCCGTGTGGTCCCAAGCTGGGACACCACCTCCCGCGGAGGGGCAGTACGCTCGATGTCACGGAGGAGGGTTGACAGGTCTTGGGTCATGACGCGCGGAGTGCGAGCATTGCGTATTGCGTCTGCGGGAGCGACGCGATGGCACGGCGCACGTCCGGCCCAACCGCGTTGAGAGCAGCACGGACGTCACCCACGAGCCGAAGGCTCGGCGTGACGCGTCGGCAAACTCCCGCCTTATGGCCTTGCGGCCTTGTGATCTCTACCATACACCCAGCATAGGGGTTGCCGTGGCGTTGTCAAGCCTATCGTGGAGGGGTGGGACGGCGAGGCCGCAAGGCCGCGAGGCGGCGAAGCCGCAAGGCAGGAGCTTCATTGGGATGACTGGAGGGGGTTTAAAAAGTGAAAACGGCGGGGTGAGGGTCCTAGGGTAAGTCAGAGGGGCCGGTCTGGGCAAGGGTACCCGTTGGCATGGGCATGGTGGGAGAGTGGAAGAGTGGCGAGCGAAGGTTTGCTATTGCGAGTGAGTCTCAATATCAATAAGATAATTGAGACGGAGTCGCAGCAAGCCTCTCCGACCTGCAAGCGATAGGGATGCAGGGGACGGCGCAAGCCAAGGGCAATTAAGCCCACCCTGCGGTTCTCTGATAATACCATGAAAGCTGAATATCAAGCTAAATTCGCGTCTGCGGTCGCCGCCAAGGTGAAGTCTGCCGAAGCCATTGGGAGTAAGACCTCGTGGACCACGCGTGACCACCTCACGGTGCTGGCAAGCCTGCTCACGCAGGTGAGCGAAGCGCAGGCGTTGGATGTCCTGGCGGAGTGCTATAACGTGAGTGCCTTTCAGCAATCGCTGGCTAAGGTGCCGACGTTCAAGGCCGCCGGGCACTTCCAACGCGATGGCAAGGGCACGCCGAGTCTGGACAGCCTCATCGCGATGCTGGACAGCGCGAAGGTGCCCGCGCCGGAGGCGACGCAAGGGTAAAGAGTCGGGGGATGGTGACGCGAGTCGCTATCCCCCTTTACCCGTGACGAAAGTCACAATCAACATGAATAAACTGGAATACCTCATCTGGGTGCGTGATGGTGGCACGTTTGACATCGCAATGCGCGAGAACGACGTGTTCATTGCTCGACGCACCCACACTACAATCAGTGCGCTGCTCAAAGACGTTGGACGTTTCTGGGTGGCTGCGCCGAAGTCGGCGCGTATCGCAATCGAATTGAAGTCGGGAGAAGTTGTCGAACTTCGCTAACCACAAACACCATGAACAACCTCACGCGCATTCGCGCACTTCTCTACATCCTCAGCACGCGTGCCATCCACCGTGGGCTCGCCTCGGCGCTCAAGCGCCCGTAGGCTACGCCGCTACGCGGCCCTAATGGGCATGATTCCACGCAATCGTAGGCCATTTCGCGCGCCGCGCATATCAGCGTAGCCCCGATTCGCATCGCCCTTACGATTGCGTGGGTGGGTGGGTGCGTGGGTGGCCACGCACGAATGGCAGCGCATTTGGAAGGTGGAGGTGGTAGTTATGGGGGTATGCTCTTAACCACAACTCTCTCACACAAAACCCCCCTATACACCACCACCACCACCACCACCACCTTCGCAATCCCTCCCGCGCAATCCCAATCGTGGGTGGCCACCCACCCACCCACGCACGCACGAAGGGGAGAGAATGAGAGGAACAGGGCGCGGCCGGCTACGCCGGCCGATGGGAGGGGGGAGGGGTGTTGTCCCGGCACGGGACGCCACTCGCGGAGCGCGGGAGAGGTGGCTACTGCCACCGTGATCCCTCCGCCCTCCGGGCGATAGGGGAAAGGCGTGAGAGTCATGCCAGAACCGCAGAATTTTATGGACAACCCAACAGTAGAGCAACAGTTCGCAGTCGAGATTGTCGATGCGACGTATCACGAGGTGAAACGCCAACGGGATGTGCTCGCGCAGCAAGT